GGGCTACAAGGACATGAGCCCTGCCATCGAGGCCTTCGAGACTGCCTTGCTGAACGGCGAGGTGGTGCACCCCGGTCATCCGGTGTTCACCTGGTGCGCGGCGAATGCGGTGACGACATCTGACGATGCCGAGAACCGCAAGTTGAGCAAAGAGAAGGCCACGGGCCGCATCGACTTGATGGTGGCGGCGGTGATGGCTGTGGGTACGGCTGCGCAGGCTACCCCTGGCGAGACATCCTTCTGGGACGCATAGTGAGCTTCATCAGCAACTTCTTCGGGCGCAAGTCCGCAACCGGCACCAGCCTCACCGTCGACCAGATCATGGATCTGATCGAGGGCGGTGGCTCGGGCACCGTGGCTGGCGTGCTGGTGAACCAGCAGACCGCGCTGCAGGTGGCCACGGTGCTGGCCTGCGTGAAGGTCATCGCCGAGGGCGTGTCTACCCCAAACCTGCATGTCTACCGAGATATGCCTGATGGCCGCCGGCAGAAGGCGGTGAACATCCCCGAGTACCGCCTGCTGGCCAGGCGCCCCAACGAGTTCCAGACCTCGCTGGAGTTCCGCAAGCAGATGACGGCGCACGCTGCCCTGTGCGGTGAGGCGCTGGCCATCAAGGTGCGCGGCGGCAATGGCCGCGTGCGTGAGCTGCTGCCTGTGGAGCCTGGCCGGTGGGACGTGCGCAAGGTGTCGCGCTACGAGCTGCGCTACCGGTGCTACGACGAGTTCGGCCTGATCGGTGAGTTCACCTCGGACGATGTGTTCCTGATCCGTGGTTTGCAGTGGGACTGGCACAAGGCCATGGACGCCGTGCGGCTGGCCCGCTCGGCCATTGGCTTGAGCATGGCTTCAGAGCGCAGCCAGCAGGCCATGCACGAGAACGGGATGCGGCCCAGCGGCGTGTACTCGGTGGACGGCAACTTGACGACCGAGCAGCACACCAAGCTGTCGGCCTGGTTGGCAGCCAAGTCGGGCCCAGGCAAGGCGGGCTTGCCGTTGGTCCTGGATCGCGCTGCCAAGTGGTTGAGCACCAGCCAGTCGGCGGTGGACGCGCAGGCCAACGAGACGCGGCGCACGCAGGTGGAAGAGGTTTGCCGCAGCTTCAGCGTCTTCCCGATCATGATCGGCCACTCCGACAAGGCCAGCACGTTCGCCAGCTCTGAGGCCTTCTTCGCGGCTCACCTGATCCACACGCTGACGCCGTGGCACCGGGCCTGGACGCAGCGCATCGACGAGATGCTGCTGGACGGCGCCGGCCCGCTGTTCGCCGAGTTCGACACCCGCTACATGCAGATGGGCTCGATGAAGGACCGCGCGGTGTACGCCCGGACCATGGTGGAGATGGGCTTGCTGAGCCCGAACGAGTGGCGCGATGAAGAAGGCCGCGATCCGCGCGATGGCGGTGATGAGTACCTGCGCCCGATGAACATGACCGGCGCCAGCCAAGGAACCCAGAATGACCCGACAGCAGACCCCCCTGCGCCTTGAGCGCAAAGAGGCAACCGGCGGCCGTGAAGTGCGCGCCTTTGCGCTGTCGCTGAAGGCGACGGGCGACGACGGCACGGTGGAGGGCTACGGCTCGGTGTTTGGCGTGCGCGACAGCTATGACGATGTGATCGCGCCGGGCGCCTTCGCGGGCTCGCTGGCTGAGCACAAGACGGCGGGCACCATGCCGGCGATGCTGTGGCAGCACGACCCGTACAGCCCCATCGGCGTGTGGACGGAGATGAGCGAGGACGCCAAGGGCCTGAAGATCAAGGGCCAGCTGGCGCTGGACACGGCCCAGGGCAAGGAAGCCCATACGCTGCTGAAGATGGGCGCGCTGAATGGGCTGTCCATCGGGTTCATGTCGAAGCAGTGGACTTACGACCGCCAGACGGACGTGCGCACGCTGACCGAGATCGACCTGTGGGAAGTCAGCCTGGTGACCTTCCCGGCCAACGGGCGGGCCCGCGTGACCAATGTGAAGGCGGTGGACGATGCGTCCACCCCGAAAGATGCCGAGCGGATCTTGCGAGAGGCAGGGTTCAGCAAAGCCGACGCGACGGCCTGGGTGTCGCGCGTCATGCGGATGGGCGAGCAGCGGAGCGATTCCGTGGGCGCAGCTGAAGCACTCAAGGCGGCCGAGCGGCTGCTGCAATCCCTGAAACCCTGAAAGGAAAACGTCGTGAAGACCATGAACCTGAAGATGGCCATGCTGGCCTCGCAACTGGCCCTGATGGGCAAAATCGCCGCTGCTGGCGCCTCTTACGAGAAGCGTGAAGAGCCCAGCCTGAAGGCCATCGCCGATTCGATCGACCGCATCAACACCACCTTCACCGAGTACCGCGCCACCAACGACGCGCGCCTGAAGGCCGTGGAAGAAGGCAAGAGCACCAGCGACTTCGACGCCAAGCTGGCGAAGATGGACGAGACGCTGAACGGCCTGGCCGAGCAGAAGTCGCAGCTGGAAAAGCTGCAGACCCGTCTGAGCCGCCCCGGCCTGGGCGCCACCGGCCGCGATGAGCGCACCAGCCCCGAAGCCGAGGCCTACAAGACCGCATTCCTGGACTGGGTGCGCAACCCCTCGGACCCCGAGCGCCGCACCGCGCTGCAGCAGCGCAGCAAAGAGATGCGCCGCCAGCAAGGCGATGACGGCTGGGAAACTCGCGCCAGCCAGGCTGTGACCAGCTCTGGTGCTGCTGGTGGCTTCGGCTTGCCCGAGGTGATCGAGAGCGCGATCAACCGCGTGGGCCTGGATGTGTCGCCCATCCGCCAGATCGCCCATGTGGTGACCACCAGCAGCCCCGACTACAAGGAGCTGATCGACGTCAACGGTTCGGGCTTCGAGTGGCTGGGTGAAACCGACACGCGCAACCAGACCAACACCCCCGACCTGGCCGAAGTGGCCCCGACCTTTGGCCTGGCTTCGGCCAAGCCGCAGGCCTCCGAAGAGTCGCTGGATGACCTGTTCTTCAACGTGGAAGACTGGCTGGTGAGCGGCGCTGGCGATGCCATCGGCCAGGGCGAAGGCGCGGCCTTCATCAGCGGCAACGGCACCAAGAAGCCCACCGGCTTCCTGGCCGGCACGCCGGTGGCAACGGCCGATGCTTCGCGCGCCTTCGGTGTGCTGCAGTACATCGCTTCGGGCCAGGCCGCCGCCATGCCGAGCAGCCTGGACACGCTGTATGACCTGGTCTACAGCCTGCGCGCCCGCTACCGCGCCAATGCCAAGTGGGTGGCCGCGAAGCTGAGCGTGGCCGCGCTGCGCAAGTACAAGGACAGCTCGGGTCAGTACCTGTGGCAGCCGGCCCTGGCTGCGGGCCAGCCCGATGCGTTCATGGGCTACGAGATGGTGGAAGCGGAAGACATGCCGGCCGTGGCGGCCAACGCCTTCCCCCTGGCTTTTGGCGACTTCAAGGAAGGCTACGTGATCGCCGACCGAGTCGGCATGCGCATCACCCGCGACGAGATCACCACGCCGGGCTTCGTGAAGTTCTACGTGCGCAAGCGCGTGGGCGGCAAGATCCGCAACAGCCAGGCGATCAAGCTGCTGAAGATCGCGGCTTCGTGATCTGAGCAGGCCTGAAGGCCAAGCGAGCGGACCCCAGTGATGGGGCCCGTTGTCATTTCTACGCGACTGGATACGGACATGAAGCTGAAAGTCAAAGCCGACTTCAAGTGGGCGCATGAACACGTGAATGTGAAGGAATACGCCAAGGGCACCGAGATCGAGACGGATGACGAAGATCTGATCCGTGTGGCTTTGGATGAGGGCTGGGCCACCAAGGTGGGCGAGCGCGCCCGGGGCGGCCAGGCCGCACAGGCGGCTGGCAAGGCCGATGCCCAGCCGGATGCTGAAGCGCAGGGCGGTGAAGCTGGCGCTGAGGCTGCGGGCGGCGAAGTGGCTGGTGAAGCTGCTGAAGCCGATGCCGGCGCCGAGGCCGCAGGCAAGACGAGCGAGGGCTGATCATGAGTGTCGTCACGTTGGCCGAGGCGAAGCTGCATTTGCGGGTGTCGGGCAGCGATGAGGACACGCTGATCCAGGCGCTGCTGAACGCGGCCGAGCTGCAGGCTCAGAAATGGATGGGGCGCGGGCTGTATGCCACCCCGGCAGCGCTGGGCACGGCCCGGGGCGCTGTGGCGGCCAGCCTGGCCCTGGCTTCGACGGCTTACGCGGCTGCGGTGGACGCTGCTGATGGACTGGCGACGGATGTCGAGGTTCAGGTGGCGTTGGAGGCGGCCGAGCTGGATTACCAGCGCGCGCAGACCAGCGCACGGATGACGCACGGCGGGATCGTGATCGACGACTTGATCAAGGCGGCTGTGCTGCTGATGGTTGGGGCGCTGTACGAAGACCGCGAGAGCCCCAAGTACCCGCAGGCGGCTTACGACCTGCTGCAACCCCACAAGCTGTACGGCTGAGCCGGCCACAACGGCCACCAGGCGGCCATGACCCAAGAGGATGGATGAACATGAAGCGCATTGAGTACATCGGCCCGCAGGAGCGTTACAGCGAGGTGGCCATCACGGGCCAGCAGCAGGTGTGGATCCGTGGGCAGTCTGGGTTTGTCGAGGACAACCAGGTGGACGCATTCATCGGCACTGGCCTGTTTCGGCAGGATGAGGCTGAGCCGATGTTTGTGGGCAACGGTGGATTGGTCGACAAGTTGGGCTTGCCTTACCCCGCCTCCCTTGTTGCGGTGAGCCGCCCAGCCGTCGTCGCGATCCGTCGCCAGCAGGCCAAATTGGAGGCGGAGCGATCTGCGCTGGCTCAAGCTCCGCTGTGGGCAGCGAACACGGCCTATGTTGCGACAGATGTGGTTCGGCTATCGACTGGTCCGCTGCTGCTCTGCACGACTGCGGGCACGTCTCACGCGACCACGGAGCCCACAATCACCATCGGTTCTGCCCCAGCGGAAATCACAGACAACACCGCCAAATGGTGGGCGCTGTCTGAGGCGACCCGTGTGGCGCCGAGCGGCGCCATTGCAGTAACTGTCACCGACAACGCTGGGAATAGTGCGCTTGGCAGTATCGTCAACTTCTTTGACAACTCGGCGCAGTTTGATCAGTTGTCCGCCCCCAATGTCTACACTCCGGGCGGAGCTGGCAGCACCAAGTACTGCACCGCCTGGTCGATGTTGGATGGGTCTACTAACGATGGCGGTTTCGGCACCAACGGCAAACAGGGCAAGTATCGGACCATCGAATTCGTGACCAACGCCGACCTGTTTGAAATCGGCTACTTTGCCATCACGGCCAATTTTCTGAACGAGCGTGTACGGATCTGGGTCGAAGGCTACGGCACGTCGGAAGCTCCAATCATCCCTGGCGCGCAAGGTGCCTCTCGTTTCTGGCGCATCGCAATCCCCGGAGGCCGTCGTCGTCGCCTCGTACGAATCGCAGCTTCCGGGGCGAGTCCTTACCTGCGGTATGTGGGCGTGGCCGCAGATTGCGTCGTTGAGAAACCCACCCAGACCGCGCCTGTGCTGGGCTGGTTCTCTGACTCATTTGGGGACACCGAGTCGCCAGCTATCGGCATTGCCCACTATGACCTAGCCCCGCAGGTTGGCAAGCGTCTTGGCATGCCGCACGTCATGCACGGCGGATCTGGCGGAACCAGCTACGCGCTGTCCATCGCCAGCAGCCGCCAGAACCTGCAGTGGGTGCTGGCCAACAACGACTGGACGCAGTACAACTTCGCCGCGATCATCAACGGACACGGCTACAACGCAGGCGACCCGGGCAACAACATCTCTGCGCCCACCGAAGCCGCTGCGGCTCTGGTTTGCTGGAACAAACAGCGTGCGTTGTGGCCTACCGCGCCCATCGTTGTGATCGGCCCATGGTATGTGCGGACTGGCGTGTATATCGCCCCGTCTCAGGCTGTTGCCGCCGCCCTCAAAGCCCAGTTCTTGGCCTGGGGCGACAAGCGCAGTGCGTACATCGACCCGTTTGATGGCTCCATCACTGCTGGCGACGGCACGGTGATTCGCGCGGCTACCAGCGCATGGATCGGCACGGCCAACGCCGCGTGGGTGATCGGCGCAGACGCTGCCCACCCGTCACCGGCAGGTGCATGGTATTTGCAGGACTGCATTGCGCGCAGCGCTGATGCCGCCCTGAACTATCTGGGCGTGTGATGCACCTCACCCTCATCCCGGGCGTGCTGCCCACGTACTAACCGCGATCTGAGCAACACCCCCACAGCCCGCCTGGGGACAGAGTGGGCGATACCCAACACCCACCACGAAAGCAAACCATGAGTGTCTACAGCCCATTCCAGCCCACCCGAGGCAAAAATCAGAAGGTCACCGCAGGCGCCGCATCGGCCACCGTGGCCTTCGGCAAGGGGCAGAAGTCCTTGCGTGTGCTCAATGCCGGTGCGGTGGTCGTGTACTTCCGAACCTTTGACAGCGCGGATGCGATCGACGCAGCCAAGGCCTGCACCAACACCGAATGCCCGGTTGGCCCAGCAGGTGCGGCCAGCTCCACGCTGGTGATCGAGAAGCCCGAGCACCATGACAGCGTGGCCTATCTCGCCGACAGCTCCACCTCCATCGTGCACTTCCAGCCCGGCGAGGGTGGCGCCTGATCAGCCATGCAGATCCCCATCTCACACGGCAACTATGCGGACGGCCTGAGCGCCGACTTTCGCACGTCCCTGCCTCGCAACCTCGTGCCAGTGCCCAAGGCCACAGGCATCAGCGAGGGCTACCTCAAGCCCGCCGATGGGGTGGAGCTTCTGGGCGAAGGCACGGGGCCTGATCGCGGCGGCATCAACTGGAATGGCGTGCTGCACCGCGTGAGCGGCACGAAGCTGATCAGCGTGAGCGCAAGTGGGCTCGCGGTTGAGTTGGGAGATGTTGGCGCAGGCGGCCCCGTGTCGATGGATTACAGCTTTGATCGGCTGGCCATCGCATCGGGCGGGCGGCTCTACTACTGGACCGGCTCGACGCTCAGCCAGGTGACGGATCCAGACTTGGGCACCGTCAAGGACATGAAGTGGATCGCGGGCTACTTCCTGACCACCGACGGCGTCAACCTTGTGACGACGGATCTCAATGACCCGGCATCGGTGCAGACCACGCACTACGGCAGCGCCGAAGCCGACCCCGACCCCGTGCAAGCCGTCGACGAGCTGCGAAACGAGGCCTATGCTTTCGGGCGCTACACGGTCGAGGTCTACCAGAACGTGGCCGGCACGGGCTTCCCGTTTCAGCGGGTCGATGGCGCCCAGGTGGGGAAAGGCATCATCGGCACGCATGCGTATTGCGGCCTGGGCGACACATTCATGTTTCTGGGCTCCGGTCGAGGTGAGGCGCCGGCCGTCTACCAGATGGTGCCCGGCAACGTCACCAAGGTGAGCACGCGCGAGGTGGACACCATCCTGCTCGGGTACACCGAGGCCCAGCTGGCGAGCGTGGTCATGGAGACGCGCGTCGACAAGCACCACCAGCACGTCTATCTGCAC